GTCGTAACCCGACCGAGGAGGAGCATGACGAGTTCCGCAAACTGTTGAAGGCAGCGCAGGCGGCTAGGCCTGTGACGGCTAAGTCTACGACGACTTCTACGACGACGATGAACGATGACGGTACGTCGCAGACGACGGATCAAGATTCGGACGTGAAGCAGAAGGGCGGCGTTGAGCCGGGTGTGATCGCTGAACAGTTCGCTCGTAGCCGTGGTGATTTCAGCCAGTATCAGGGGAAGCGTTACATCAAGGCGTTGATGTCGGCCATGATGGGCGGTAGCTGATGGGTCAGCGGCAGAGGGATGCTTACCAGAATGCTCTGAGGATTGCTGAGAGCCTTGTCACGCAGGCTGAGGATGCTCTTAAGCAGGCTAAGAAGAACAAGGTCGGTTCGGCTATCCGTAAGGCTGAGGCTGACCTGAAGGATGCTCAGGAGCGCCTGAAGCAGTTGAAGGGCGCTAAGGGCGGCGAGGCTAGGGCCGCTGCTGTTGAAGCGGTCATGGAGGAGGTGTATCAGCAACTCGGCGGTTTCGTTGAGGAGCTGCTGCGTCGGGTTCCTGAGATTGCTTCCATTGTCACTGAGGCTATTGAGTCTGGTCTTTCTGTTGACGATTTCGTTGACAAGGTTCGGCAGTCTGAGTGGTGGACTACTCAGGTTCAGGAGAAGGGCCGGGAGGATTCCTGGTTTCAGGCTTTCAGGGATGAGTACGGCGGTAACGCGACCGCTGCCAGTTGGAATGCTTCGATCAGTGATGCGCGTAAGGCTGTTGCTGCCCAGTTTGCCCGGTACGGGGTCAACTTTGAGGATCTGTCCGAGGAGCAGCAGTACAGCCTGGCCCGTAAGTTTGTGTATGAGGATTGGAAAAACGATCCTGACGAGATTGAGCGGGCTGTCAATGACATTGTTCGGCGCCGCACCACGGACGGCAATCCGCGTGAGGGCCAGTTTGACTTAGACATCGGTCCCGGTACTGAACTGGGTCAGGTCATTCAGACCCTGCGGAACAGGGCGTCAGCGTTCGGGCTGACACCGAATGAGGATTTCCTGCGCGAGCAGGCCATGCTTCTGATTCAAGAAGCACAAACGCAGCCCGTGACAATGGCCGACGTTGACGCGATCTTTGCTCGACGGGCTGAACGGACCTACGGTCTCGGTGAAGGTGTTATCGGGTTTGATACGGGGGCAACTGACACTGAGGGTCAGCCCACGTTCAGGACCCTGAAGGACGCTGTCTATCAGGCGATCATGCAGGGCGGTGACGCTGCCCGGAACCTGCTGTCCAACCAGCGTGTCATGGGTTTCCTTGACACTTGGAAGGACAACAACGGGGTCACGTTCCGTGAACTGTTGGACCGTGAACTTGAGGTGGATCGGGAAACCGTTGTCAGGATCGCTCGAGGTTTTGACCTGGGCTTGTCTTCTGCGGAGATTGACTATTGGGCTAGTGAGGCCCGGTACAACAACTGGTCTCAGCAGCAACTGTCGCAGGCTTTGTACAGCCGGCAGCAGTCAGGTGTGTCTCCTGTGCCTGAGGATCCGACTGTCCCTGGGGAGGGTGCTCCCCCGGTTGGTGACACTGAGGGCGGCGGGACTCGTGAGTCACTGGCTGATGATGTTCGCAATTTGCTGCGTGACTACGGCATCTATGACCTAGGTGATGCCTGGGTAATGTCGTACGTGGAACGGATGGTGAATCCTGACCCGATGCAGAGCTTGACGATTGATGACGTGACGAATATCGTGGTGGATTTGGCTAAGGAGCGGTACGGGCCTTTGGGTGACCGTATTGATTCGACTAGGTCTACGAGGACTGCCGCGACAAACTACATCAGTCGCATGGCGAATCTGCTTGAGTTGGATGCGGATTCTATTGAGTTGAATGATCCGCTTCTTGAGAAGTATTTGACGGAGCCTAATCCTGATACGCCGTTGAATCTGGCTGACTTCTCAAAGGCTGTGCGTTCGGATAAGCGGTGGCAGTTCACGGGCAATGCCCGTGACACGTACATGGATGCTGTGCAGGGGTTCTTGAGTAGGATGGGATTCACAGGCTGATGGCTGAAACCATTTCTGGTGATGGGTCGTCTGGTCGCCCGGAACGTCCTGGGGCTGCGTGGATTTGGAGCCCGAGCAAGAAGACGTGGATCCGGCCTAAGGCGCCTGGTGACGGCCAGCATGAGTGGGATGATGAGCGTGGCTGGGTTCGCAAGCCTGTCGTAGAGGACCCGAGGGACCCTGACCAGCGTCCTCCTGCCCCTGTGGAGAAGCCTGATAGTCCTGCGGACACGGGTCCCCCTCCTGTTCAGCCTCCTTCTCCTGATAGGCCTCCTACGTCTGCCCCTCCTGAGGGGTATGAGTGGTTTTGGGAGGCGACGGTAGGTAACTGGGTTCTGCGACAGAAGACCACTCCTGCTCCTCCCGTGGAGGAGGACACGACTGAGCGGGAGACGGCGAAGGAGATCGCTGTCCGTGCCCTGATGGAGCTGGGTTTCAACACGGATAATGGCTGGTTCACTCAGCAGGACATTGATTCTGTGGTGTCTGCGTTTGATGAGTGGATCGTGGATGGGTTCCGGGGCGACCAGTTGTACACCTTGTTCCGCACGGACGCGAAGACGAAGGCGATCTACCAGAAGCGGTTCCCTGGTATGGCTGCTTTGGCTGCCCGTGGACAGGCCATGAGTGAGGGTGAGTACATCCAGTTGGAGTCCCAGTACCGGAAGGTGCTGTCCTCCTACGGGCTGCCCACGTCGTTCTATGACAGGCCTGACGACTACGGCAAGTTCATTTCTAATGACGTGTCAGCGAACGAGGTGGAGGACAGGGTCCGCTTCGCGAAACAGGCCTTGGATTCGGCTAACCCGTACATCTTGTCCGAACTTGAGGACTACTACGGGGTCACTTCGGACACTGCCCTGGCCTACCTGCTGGATGCGGATAAGGCGCAGAACCTGATCCGTGAGCAGTCGAGGACGGCGCAGATCGGTGGCGCAGCTACACGGTACGGGTTCACGATGGACCGTGCAGGGTCTGAGTCGCTGGGCCGGATGGCTGCCGGCGCCGACCTTGACCCGTTCCAGTCGCAAACCTTGACCCAGTTGGAGTCCACGTTCGGGCAGGCGAGGCGTGTCGCTGACAGGGAACGTGTCCTGGCGGGCATTGATAGAGAGGCCTACACGGAGATGGACACGTTGAGGTCTGCGTTCGGTGACCAGGATAAGGCGTTGGAGTCGCAGAAGCGTGCTCGACGCGAACGGTCCCGTTTCTCGGGCAGTGCTGGGGCTTCGGCTGCGTCACTGTCCGTTGACAGGAATCTGTAAATGCTTGATGTGACCGATGACAAGTATGAGTGGTATCGGTCTCATCTCGGGGGTGTTGGGAAAGCAGGACTGTAGAGCCGCACGACGGCAGCAGACCTAACCCCGGTTCGACTCCGGGCACCTCCACCCACACCAGGATCTGTCGGCCCCTGGGTGCGTAATCAAGACCGATAGTCACAGCCACGCATGGCTTCCCCCAAGTGTGCGTGTGGGTGGCGACTCTAACGGATGAGAGAAGGGTGAGGGCTATGGCCCAGTACGAGTACGACCTGCCGGACGATTACGACGAGTATGACTCTAACGCTTTGACGCAGGTGCGTCGCGCCCACAAGGCGGCGACGAAACGCATCAAGGAACTTGAGCAGGAACTGGATACGTTCCGTGTGGAAACTAGGGTCCGTTCGGTTAAGGAAGTGCTTGAATCCCGCGGCTACAACCCGAGGATCGCTGACCTTATCCCTGACAGTGTGACCTCCGCTGATGAGATTAATGCTTGGCTCGAAGAGCGCAGCGACGTGTTCCAGCCTGTGCAGGCTGGCACGGTGGCCTCTGATGATGAGCAGATGCAGTCTTTCCAGTCGCAGGCACCGCAGGGTCAGGTCAGGTTCAACGAGGTTGTGAACGCGGGTCAGGCGCCAGCAGGTGACGAGTCGCAGATCATGGCAATGATCGCTGCGGCGAAGTCCCCGGAGGAGCTGAACAAGCTGCTGTTCGGGAATGCTGCTGGTCCGCCTGCCTACTAACTGTGTCTGTTTCTATTTGTGGAAGGTGGTGAATCTCAACAGTGGCTAATACCTACACTGGTACTGCGACGATCAGTAATCAGACTGGCATGACTAACCTCGTGCAGACTGCTTATGATCGTTATGTTGAGATGGCTCTGCGTTCACAGCCGCTCATCCGTGACATCGCTGATAAGCGCCCTGTGCAGCAGGCCATGCCAGGTTCGAGTGTCGTGTTCCAGATTTATGCGGATCTGGCTCAGGCGACTTCGACCCTGACGGAGAATGTTGACCCTGATGCTGTTGCCCTGAGCAACACCAGCACGGTGACGGTGACCCTGAACGAGTACGGCAATGCTGCCCTGCTCACCCGTAAGCTGGGTCTGTTCTCCCTGTCTGATGTTGATCCTGCTGCTGCTGACATTATCGCGTACAACATGGCTGACAGCCTTGATGCGCTCGCTAACACGACTCTTCGTGGTGGCAGCAATGTCCGCTACGCGACGGGTGGTTCTTCGGATCCGTCTTCGACGGCGACGGTTGCGGGTGAGGACACGATTGCTCTCGTGGACATCCGTTACTGTGTGTCGAAGCTGCGTGCCGGCCTGGCTGTGCCCCGTCAGGGCAGCCTGTACGCCGCGTACATTCACCCTGAGGTCAGCCATGACCTTCGGTCCGAGACGACTGGTGGAGGGTTCCAGGATCTGCACAAGTATGACGCGTCGGAGAACTTCTGGCCCGGTTTCATTGGCACGATTGACGGCGCTTACTTCATTGAGACGCCGCGCATGTACAACGCGACTGACGGTGACACGTCCGCTCGCGTGTTCCGCACGATCCTCGTCGGCAAGCAGGCGCTTGCTGAGGCGGTCGCTGAGGAGCCGCATGTGATCGTCGGTCCGGTGACCGACAAGCTGATGCGTGCCCGCCCCCTGGGTTGGTATGGGGTGCTCGGGTTTGCCCGCTACCGGGCCGCTTCGCTGTGGCGTATTGAGTCTTCCAGCTCGATCAACGCCTCCTAGTAACTGACGTTCCTGTAGGGGTCACTCAAATGGTGGGGTGGCCCCTACAGGCGTTGGAGGGAACTCTCATGGCTTGCAGGACCGGATGTATCACGAAGAACCACGCCTCCTACGGGGAGTGTTTGAGGTCGGCCTCTTTGCGGGTCGGCTGGGGCCGTTCTCACCTAGGCATTGACCGGACCAGGGAGAAAGGTAAGGAGGCTGAACTTGATTTGTATCGGCAGGCGAGAGCTGCTGGGGTTCAGCCTGCCACGACAAGAACTCCTGACATTCGTAAAGCTATGGAGGTCAGTGAGAAGGCGGGTGCCGCCTTTGACGCTACGAACAACACTTTCAGTAATGGTGCCCACTACAGCCCCCACACGGGGCAGGTTGTCAAGTTCGATTAGGAGATTCAGGTGGCGAACGCTGTTTACCCGAAGGCCAAGGAAGGCTTTCTGGATGGGTCTATTGACCTTGATACGGCTGTGATTAAGGTGGCTTTGGTTCGGGGGTACACGTACAGTTCGGCTCATTCAGTGGTGTCTGACGTGACGGGTGCTGGTGCTACCTTGCATGCCACGTCTTCCGCTTTGACGAGCAAGGCTGTCTCGGATGGTGTTTTTGACGCCGCCGATGTGACGTTCACGACCCCGTCCACGAACTCAAATGATCACAGTCTGCTGCTGTTCCAGTCTTCCGCTGTTGGTGGCGGGGCCGATGTGGCTGCGTCAAGTCAGCGTGTGATTGCGTGGATTGACACTGGCACGGGTATCCCGATTAAGCCTGCCGGTGGCGATATCACTGTGGTGTGGGATAGCGGCGCGAACAAGATTTTCTCCCTGTAAGGGTTTGATGTGCCTGTCCTTGTGGACATTACTGATTCTGTTGTTCAGCATCTAGGCATTGATAGTACGCCTAGGACTGGTGAGCCTGCCGGCATTGCCGGTGTTGCTGCTGTTGGTTCTGTTTCCGTTTCTGCGTCTGTTGTTGCGGTGGCGGTGCCTGGTTCTGCGGCTGCCGGTTCGGCGTCCCTGTCGGCGTCTATGGCTGTGCCTGGTGTGGCTTCTGGGTTTGCTTTGGGGTTGCCTCAGGTGAACGTGAAGGCTCCGGTGTACGGGGTCGGTTCAGGTGCCGATGTCGGGTTGCCGGTGGCGTTCACCTCTATGAACATTGCTGGTTTCTCTGCTGCTGGTGGTGGGCCTGGTTCACCGAGCCTGGCTATGGTGATGAACCCTGATGGTGTCGCGTCTGGTGCCGTGTTCGGTGACGCTGACACGTTGGTGACGGTGTTCATTGTTCCTGGCCCTGTGGACCCGTCGAACGATTTCGGTGACGCTGTGGTGACGAAGTACGGGTGGGTGTTCCGTGGGCCTAGGAACGTGTATCAGTGGCGTATGCCTCCGTTGAAGGAGTATGAGGGGATCTCCTTGGTGAAGGAGTCTGGGGTGTGGACGGAGGTAGCGCATCCTGATCTGGAGCGGACGTTGTCTGCCCAGAAGTATCTGCCTGGTGGGCATGACCATGTGGTGTCTACGTCGTTGAAGGATGAGCTGATTGGTGCCGGGTACACGGTTACCTCGGAGGTTGTGACCACGGAGGATTACGAGACGTGACGACGTTTAACGAATTGACTGATGACGTGTTGTCGATGCTGCGTGGCTATGTGCGGTCGCAGGAGTCTGTGACTGCGTTGAATGGTGGCATCAACTCGTCTGTCACGTCTCTTACTGTGGATAATGGTGCCCGCTTGGGGATGGGGCGGGCTGAGATTGACGATGAACTGGTGTTCATTGATTCGATCACGTCGAATAGTGTGGCGTTGCAGCCTTGGGGCCGGGGCGTGGATGGGACTGTGGCTGCGTCTCATTCCGATAACGCGAAGGTGACCTACAATCCGCTGTTCCCGCGTTTCTATGTGAAGCGTGCGATTAATGACACGATTTCCAGTATCGGTGTGGAGTTGAAGGCGACGGCTACTACGTCGTTCACGTTCGTTGCCGCGCAAACCTCCTACGAGCTGCCGTCCGCGACGTATGCGGTGCAGCAGGTGACCTGGCAGTTGGTGGGGCCGTCCCGCATTTGGGAACCTGTGAAGCGTTGGAGGTTTGATTCGAACGCGAACACTGGCTTGTTCACGAGTGGGAAGTCGATTGACGTATGGGACAGGGTGGTTCCGGGCAGGACCGTGCAGGTGGTGTATTTGAAGGAGCCGACTCTGCTGTCGGACGGGTCGGACACGTTGGAGACGACGTGCGGGCTGCCTGCCTCTTGCCGGGATGTGGTCGCTCTCGGTACTGCTGCTCGTCTTGTTTCTTCGATTGATGTTGCTCTGCTTGACCCGTCAAGTGTGCAGGCTGGGTTCTTTGATGAGCGCCGCCAGATCGGGTCTGCTTCTAATGTTGCCCGCACTATTTACGCTTTGTTTCAGGCTCGCCTGGCTGAGGAGCTGGCCCGGTTCAGGGATCAGCGTAATACGCCTGTCCATTATCGGAAGTAGGATAGATGGCCCGTAGGTATTTTTCGTCTACAGCGGTTGCTACGACTTTGTCTGGGTCGTTGAACAATTCGGCTACGTCTGTGTCTGTGACTGCTCTGTCGGGTTTCCCTGTGAGTACCCCGTGGACGGCGATTATTGATAAGGACACTGCCTCTGAGGAGGTGGTGACTGTCACTAACGTGTCGGGTACGACGTTGACGGTGACTCGTGGTGTTGATGGCACGTCTGCGGTGTCTCATAATGCTGGGGCTGCGTTCAATCATGGCGTGTCTGCTCGTGATTTTGATGAGGCTAATGCTCACGTGAATGACACGACTACGGACGTTCACAGCCAGTATGTTGGTAAGTCTTTGGTGGATGCTGCTGGTGATCTTCTGGTCGGGTCTGCTGCTGACGCTGTGGGCCGCCTTGCCCTGGGCAATAACGGCGAGGTGCTGACCGTAGACACTGCCGGTAGCGGTGTCGCCAAGGTGAAGTGGGCCGCCGTGGGCGGCGGCAAGGACGACGCAGACAACATCATCGCCGTACAGGTATTTGGATAAGGAGCCCCAATGGCTACGTTCACTAAGACTCTACTGTCGGGCTCCACGCAGGGCCGAGGCATCAAGGTCGTCGCTACCGCATCTAGCGGTACGACGATCCACGCGACGGGCACTTCGTCGTCCACTATTGACGAGGTGTGGCTGTACGCGTACAACTCGGACACGACCGATCGACTACTGACGATTCAGTACGGCTCCACGACCTCGCCCGATGATGACATCAAGGTGACGATCCCGGCTCAGTCGGGCCTTGTCCTGGTCGCTCCCGGCCTGGTGCTGACGGGCACTGGTGCAGCCGCTAACACGGTGCGAGCGTTCGCAGCAACAGCCAACGTCATCACGATTCACGGCTACGTCAACAGGAT